ATTATTTAACGGAGCATAAAAATGGCTAAAAAATCAACATTAGGAGTTTCAAATTTTAGAGGATCTACTAGAAAAAAGAGAAGAGGCAGACATTCTAAAAGTCCTAATAAGTCTTTTAAAAGAAGTTTTAAACCATACGTTGGTCAAGGGCGAGTTTAATGTTATCAGGTGAATTTGTCATAAGAAAAAATGGCAAATTAGAAAAATATCAAAACTACAATGATATTCCAAATCAGTTTGAACACTTAATATCATTTAAACCTGATTATCCACCTGAACCGCACACCGAAGAACAACACAATCACATATCAAAATTTAATGATTACTTAAAGGAGTTAATGTCACGTGCCAGCGATAACTAGAATAGGCGATGCTGATGTACCTCATTGTTCTGGTATGACGAGAGCTGAAGGTTCTCCTAATGTTAGAGTAAATGGAATACCTATATCACGTCAAGGCGATAATAATACAGGACATTTATTACCACCAGCTCCTTGTCCATCTCATTCAGCACCTATTGCAGTTGGTTCAACAACAGTTTTTATTAACGGCAAAGGTTGTGGTAGAGTAGGAGATGCTGTATCAGGTTGTACTAGTGTGGCTGAAGGTTCTCCTAATGTCTTTGCTGGATAGTGTATAAATATTAGTGTATGGCAAACTTTGACGCTTCAGTAACAAATAATAGTAAAAGAGCTAATCGAATCTATAAAGATTTAGATTTAGATTTTGGCAGAAATGTTGTTACAAGTGATGTTAATAAATTAACAGATGTAGAGGCAGTAAAAAGAAGTGTTAGAAATTTAATTCAAACTAATCACTTTGAAAGACCTTTTCATCCAGAAATTGGGGGTAATGTTCGTTCAATGTTATTTGAACCAGTTTCACCTTTAACAGCTTTAAATTTACAACGACAAGTTGGTGAAGTTTTAAAAAATTTTGAACCAAGAGCAAAAATAATACAAATTTTGGCTCGACCTGATTTAGATAGAAACGCATATAATTTAAGAATTAGTTTCTATGTTGTTGGATCGCCAGAACCTGTAACAGTAGAAACATTTTTAGAAAGATTAAGATAAAATGGCAAGTAATAAATTAAATGTATCAGATTTAGATTTTGATGATATAAAAACCAATTTAAAAACTTTTTTACAAAATCAACCAGAGTTTTCAGATTATAATTTTGAAGGTTCTGGCTTTTCAATTTTATTAGATTTGCTTGCTTATAATACACATTATCTAGGATTTAATGCCAATATGTTGGCAAATGAAATGTACCTAGATTCAGCAGACGTTAGAAAAAATATTGTTTCATTAGCTAAGATGTTAGGTTATACACCAACTTCAGCAAAAGCACCTGTTGCCGATATTTCTATTCGTGTAAATAATGTAACTTCAGGTACTTCATCTTTAACTATGGATAAAGGAACAGTATTTACTTCAACCGTTGAAGGCACATCTTATCAATTTATTACAAACGCAGATATAACAATTACTCCTACAGATGGTGTTTATAATTTTTCAAACGTATCTCTTTATGAAGGTACTTTAGTAACATATAGATACACAGTTGACAGTTCTGATCCAGACCAAAGATTTATTATACCAAGTGAATTAGCAGATACAACTACTTTGAAAGTACAAGTTCAAAATTCTTCAGGTGACGCAACCACAAGCACTTATACAAAAGTTACAGGATTAACTTCTATTGATTCAACGTCTAAAGTTTATTTCTTACAAGAAAGTGACGAAGAAAAATTTGAAGTATATTTTGGTGATGGTGTTTTGGGTGCTTCTTTATCTGATGGTAATATTGTCATATTAGAATATGTTGTAACAAATAAAGAAGCTGCTAACGGAGCTTCTACATTTACATTGTCAGGAAATATAGACGGATTTACAGATGTTACAATCACTACAAACTCGGCTGCTCAAGGCGGTGCTGAACCTCAAACAAAAGAATCAATACGTTATAACGCACCTTTACAATATTCCTCACAAGATAGAGCCGTTACTACTGGTGATTATGAAACTTTAATACAATCTCTTTATCCTAACGCACAATCAGTATCAGCGTGGGGCGGAGAGGATGATGAAACTCCTATTTATGGTGTTGTTAAGATTGCTATAAAGGCTGCTTCAGGTTCAACACTTACTGAAACTACAAAAGCAAGTTTAGTTACACAATTACAAAAGTATAACGTTGCTTCGGTAAGACCAGTTATTGTAGATCCAGAAATAACAAAAATATTAATTACATCAACTGTTAAATTTGATGAAAGAGCAACAACTAAAACAGCAGACACATTAAAATCAAATGTAATTACTACTTTAGATAATTACAATTTAACTACATTACAAAGATTTGATAGTGTGTTTAGACATTCAAAAGTAATTAAACAAATAGATGACACTGATACATCTATTTTATCAAATGTTACAACTATAAAAATCAGAAAAACATTTACACCTACTTTAAATTCATCTACAAGATATGACATTTATTTTAGAAACAGTATTTACAATCCACATACAGGTCATAAATCTGGAGTGGGTGGTGTGATCGCTACTTCAGGATTTAAAGTTGATGGCGACACAACAAATGTTTATTACCTTGATGACGATGGATCAGGAAACATTAGAAGATATTATTTTGCTGGAACGGTTAGAACATATGTTAATACTACACAAGGTACGGTTAACTACACAACTGGTCAAATTACAATTAACTCTTTAAATATTTCAAATGTTGAAAATATAAGAGGTGCTTCATCTACTGTAATTGAAGTCACTGTTGAATCTGCTTCTAACGATATTGTTCCAGTAAGAGATCAGATTTTAGAAATAGACACAGCAAATTCAATTATTAATGTTGTGGCAGATACTTTTGTTGGTGGTTCTGCTGATGCTGGAGTAGGTTACACAACAACACCTAGTTACACATAAAAAAATGGCAAAGTTTACGGATAAAATATCCAATCTGATTAATAGTCAGGCTCCTGACTTTGTAATAGAGCAACACCCAAAATTTTTAGAATTTTTAAAACTATATTATACGTTTATGGAATCTGCCGAGTTGGTGGTAACTTCGGTACAGACTACAGATGGCATTCAATTAGAAACTGAAACTGCTCAAACAAATGAATTATTATTAGATGGTTCTAAACTTACGTCTGAAAAAACACAAGAAGATGCTGGTGATAAAATACTTTTAGAAAGTTCTGCCTTTGGTAAATTTACAAGGGGCGAAACTGTTACAGGACAAACATCAAACGCAACAGCAACTATTCTTGCTGAAGATTTAGATAATAGTCGTTTGTATATTTCTGCTCAAAATAAATTCAAAATAGGTGAAACAATTTTAGGAAGTTCTTCTAGTGCTTCTGCTATTATCAATAATTATAAACCAAATCCTGTACAAACAATTCAACAACTTTTAAATTTTAGAGATCCAGATAAAGTTATTTCTAATTTCTTAACAAAATTTAGAAATGAATTTTTAAATACTTTACCTGAAAATTTAAATTCAAGTGTTGATAAAAGAAAACTTATTAAAAACATTAAATCTTTATATCGTTCTAAAGGTACAAGTCGAGGGCACGAAATCTTTTTTAGGTTATTGTTTAATGAAAAATCAGAAACAATTTATCCTAGAGAAAATATTTTAAGAGCATCCGATGGTAAATGGGATAGTAAAAAGATATTAAGAGCAATTGCTATAATAGGCAATACAGGAGATTTAGTAGGTAGAACAATCACTGGTGAAACTTCAGGCGCAACAGCTATTGTAGAAAACGTTTTTAGATTTCAAATAGGTGCTAATGAAGTTTCAGAATTTATTTTAAATGCTGATACTATTTCTGGTACTTTTCAAACAAGTGAAGTTTTAAGAGGTACAGCAACAGATGAAGATGATATTTTTATTAAAGCCACTATTACAGGTATTCCTTTTACTAGATCAATTATTAATGATGGAACTTTATATACCCAAGGCGAAGACATAACGGTTACAGGCGGTGGACAAGGAGCCATCGTACAAGTGGATGCTGTCGGTCGAGGAAGTATAACAAATTTTGTAATAGACAACGGTGGAACAGGATATGAAATTGGAGATGACATTATTTTTACAAACACAGATACAGGTGGTGGTTCTGCTAGAGCAAAAGTTTCACTTGTCAACGGTGGATTTACACAAGAAGAATCAACTTCAACAGTTGACGATCATATTGTTTTAGAAGATGAAACAATAAGAGGTGATTCATATACAGGAAATAAACTTGTACAAGAAAGTGGCACAGGTGTTGGTGATGTTACTGATATAAGAATTATAAGTGGTGGAAATAATTATCTATCTCTACCTATTGTACAAGTTGATGATAGTAATGGCTCTAATGCTCAAATATTTGCCTATGGTACTGAAATTGGAAGAGTTCAATCTATAAAACTTGTTGAACCAGGAGCCGAATATCAACAATCTCCAAGTCCTCCTACATTAGCACTAAGAACAAAAATTTTAGTTACAGATATTTCAGGTACATTTACATCTGGAGAAACAGTAACAGGTATTGCGAGTGACGGTTCTACAGTTGTTTCAGGTACATTTATATCTTTAAATAACAACACTCAAATTTTGACATTGAGTGGTGTAGATGGTACTTTTGGAACTGAAACAACATTAACAGGTTCTACTTCAGGACAAACAGCAATTGTAAGATTGTTTGACCAATCAACAGCAACAATTACTGTAAATTCTGTAATTGACACAGATGGTACGTTTATAAATGAAGACGGCTGGTTATCAGAAACAACTATGAGAATACAAGATAGTTTATACTATCAGGACTTTTCATATGTTATTAAAGTGGGTCGTTCTATTAATGACTGGAGAGATTCATTTAAAAAGACAATGCACACTTCTGGATTTTATTTTTCTGGTCAAGTGGATACAGTTACACAAGTTAACGCACAATTAAGAAGTATTACAGGATTAAATTCAAGTATTGATTATGATGGTCCTGCGTTAATCATCAATACATTGTTCTCTACAATCTTTGGAAGAAGATTAGGAACTTTAACAGATGGTTCGACTTTAAGAGTATCACCACAAGTAGGTGCTGATCCAGACTTTACAGATAGTACAATTACACCATTTGATAAGACAACAAGAGATGTTACATTAACACAACGTATTACTTTAAATTTACCTATATACAAAGAGTATCCAGTTACAATTAGAAGTAACTCAACTAAATTTGGTATACCTGTAGCAGGTCCTACATTTAAAAGTATTGGAAAACTTGTATTAGGTACAAATTTTGCTAATCAAACTTCTATTCAAACACTTAATGCTTTAAGATTAGGTGGTACATTTAATAGTAGTATTGATGGAGAGTTAAATACTGTTGGTGATTTTAATTTTAAATTGAAAACTAATTTTGCGATACCAAGTGAAATATGGCAATTGTCTGGTGATAGTTTTGATGAAACACTAACAACGTTTGATGATGACACAATTAGTTTTGATGTCGTATAATAAATGAGTATAAATAGTAGTAATATAGATAAAATAGTCGTTTTGAAAAATGATGAAGTTTTAAAACCTGGTGAAGACTTTATTATTGAAGATGGAAGTATAAGATTTAAATTTCCACCTGAACCACACGCTAAAATATCTATACAAAAATTAAAAGAAGGTTCAAATGTCAAAACAATTGATTAATATTGGAGTTGTCGCAAATGACGGTACAGGTACATCATTAAGAGATGGTGGTGATTTTATTAATGATAACTTTAATGAAATCTATAGTGCTATAGGTGACGGTACTACAATTCAATTTGATATATCTGGTGCGACTAACGGTCAGTCTTTAATATATAATAGTTCAACAAGAAAGTTTGAAGCTGGTGCTGCTGGTACTTTTACAATTGCTGGTGATAGTGGTTCAGAAACAATTGGTTCAGGTGATACATTAAATGTATTAGGCGGCACTGGTATTGATACTTCAGTAACAGCCACAGATAACTTAACCATTTCAGTTGACAACACTATTGTTTCGTTAACAGGAACTCAAACACTTACAAATAAAACTTTAACAAGTCCTAAAATAAATGGGGCAGTTGTTCTTACGGCAACTTCAACAGAATTAAATTTATTGTCTGGTGTAACAGCATTAGTTACAGCAGATAGTTCAGCCGTATTTACAAATAAAACTTTTGATGCTGATGGCACAGGAAACAGTATTACAAATATTGAAAACGCAGATATTAAATCAGGTGCTGCTATTGACGCTTCAAAAATACACGATGGTTCAGTTTCAAATACAGAATTTGGTTACTTAAACGGAGTAACTTCAAATATACAAGATCAGATAAATGCTGCTGGGTTAGCATTTGCTATCGCATTAGGAGGAGAATAATAAATGGCAAACAATTTTAATGATGTTCAAGTTTCCATTACTAGTAATGTTCTCACAGATGTTTATACAGCGACTAACAAAACGCTGGTGGTCAGCGGTACAATAGCTAATACCACAACAACTGCTGTAAATATTGCTATTAAAAAAATGGATGCTACAACATCAACAAGTTACACAATCATAGAAGACGCACCACTCGTAGTTGGTTCTGCTTTTAAAGTTCCAAAGATTGTTTTACAAACTTCGGACAAAATACAGATACAATCAGATAGTGCTACTGGTGATTTAGATGTTAATTTACAATTATTAGAAGACGTAGGATAGAATTTAAATGAGTTACATAGGACAACAACCATTAAATAACTTTGTTACAAAACAAAGTCAGACATTTACGCCTGACGGATCTACAGTATCGTTTATTTTAAATTTTGCTGTAACTTCAGGTATTGATATAATGTTGGTCATTAATAACGTTGTCCAAGAGCCAGGTGCTGGAAAATCTTATACTGCTTCAGGCACAACTCTTACTATGTCGGAGGCTCCTGGTGCTTCAGACTCAATGTATTGTATATTTTTAGGACAGGCATTACAAACTGTAAATCCAGGTGACGCTTCAGTAGGTACAAGTAAACTTATAGATAGTGCTGTTACAAACGCAAAGATAGCCAATTCAACAATTGATTTAACTTCTAAAGTTACTGGTACTTTACCAACTGCTAATGGTGGAACAGGAGCTACATCTTTAATTAATGCTGGAATAACAAGCAAACCATATTTTTTAAGATATAGCGCTGCTCAATCAATAAGTACAAATACAGAAACAGTATTACAATTAACTGGTGCTATTTACGATACTGCTTCTTATTGGGATGGAGTAAATTATTATTATAAACCTTTAGTTGCTGGAACTTATTGTATTTTTGCTAAACAATCAATTAATGATTTAGCAGATTTTGATATTGCACAATTAAGAATTTATAAAAATACAACTAGGATAGCAGAATTTCAAATTAGAAATGAATTTGCTGATAGTCAAATGCTTACATTATTTGAAGAATTAAATGGTACTACTGATTATATTCAATTTAAAGCATACCACGAAAAAGGTAGTTCAGCTAATTCTGGAGATGGTGGAAGATACTCAACTTATGCGGGAGCATTTAAACTTATATAGGATAAATTATGGCAATAAGTAAAATAGGTTCAACAGGAATAGTAAACGACTCAATTGGTCCTAATCAATTAGACGAAACGGCTAATTATACTTTTACTGGTACAATTACTGGTGCTGGTGGTGTTAATACTCCAGCTTTTGAAGCAACAATTGGTTCAACACAAGCAGTTACTTTAAATGGAATAACAAAAGTTCAACTTAATACAGAAAGTTACGATAGTGATAATTGTTTTGATACATCAACTTACAGATTTACACCAACTACTGCTGGTAAATATTTTATATATGGTCAAATTTATTTTTATAATACTGCTGGTTCTAATACAGTTCAAAGAGGAGATGCAAGAATTTACAAAAATGGTTCAGTTCACAGATCACAAATGAGTGGAGTTAGTGATTACCCAAATAGTAGTTTTAATGAAGCCGCAGCTGGCGCTACTGCAATTATAGATTTTAATGGTACCACAGATTATATAGAATTATTTGTTTATGCGGCAGGTAGTTCTGGTACACCGACTTTATCAAATGGTAGTGAAAACTATGTAAGATTAGGTGGATTTAAAATAATAGAATAAAATTAAAAAGGAGAAAAAACAATGGCACAATTATCAACTAAAATAAAAAAATACCTTGCTGCTAATTCAGTAGACTCGGTAGATTTTACGTCTGATGTTTTATTACAAGATGATAGTAACGGACAAGGTCCTTACATCAAAGAATGGAACATTAGTGGAGTTGCTAAACCAACTAACGATCAATTAAACAGCTACGATACAGCTGCTGACCTTGAAGAAAGACAAAATGCGGTCAGAGCAACTAGAAAAGCTGCTTACAAAGACATTGGCGAACAGTTGGATATGCAATATAAGGATAATGTCAATGGCACAACTACGTGGAAAGATCACGTGGCTGCTGTTAAATCGGCAAATCCTATTCCAACTGAATAGATAAATAATTTAAAAGGAGTTAAATGTCTTACATAGGACGACAACCAACAATAGGTAATTATACCAAAATAGATACATTATCATTTGATGGATCAACGGTAGCATTTACATTACAAACAGGTGGAACAAATATTGTACCTGTTAATGAAAACAATTGCCTTATTAGTATTTCGGGAGTAGTACAAGAGCCAAGTTCTGCTTACGTGGTAAGTGGTTCTACAATTACATTTACCGAGGCGCCGTCTGCTTCGGACACTTTCTTTGGAGTTGTTTTTGGTGACGCACTAAATATTGGAACACCAAGTGATGGTACTGTAACAACAGCAAAACTATCATCAAGTTGGTATCATAAAAACAACCAAACAATTACGGCTGTTTCAATATCTGGAACTGAAAACGCTTTATTAGCAGGTCCTGTAACAGTCAGCGGAACAGTAACAATTCCTAGTGGAGCAACATTAGTAATAGTATAATGAGTAAAATAGAAGCAAACACAATCGCACCAAGTACAGGCACCACACTTACATTAGGTGAAAGTGGTGATACTGTTACTTTAGGAAGTGGAGCTAGTTTATCTGGTTTTGGAGTTAATACTCCAGCTTTTTCAGCTTACATAAATTCTAATCAAACATTAAGCGACAATACTGATACAAAAGGTAATTATGATACAGAGAATTATGATACAGATTCTGCTTACGACACTACTAATAAAAGATTTACAGTACCAAGTGGAAAAGAAGGTAAATATTTTTTTTATGCTAGAGGCAGATTTTTTGATCCATCAGATCAATCACAATATGTCATAGCAATAAGAAAAAACGATATTGAAATAGCAAAAAGATATATTTATTCTGGTGCTGTTGCTACAAAAATATTTAATTCAATTAATTATTTTAGCTATGATATATCTTGTAATGTATCTTTATCAGCTGGTGATTATGTTGAAGTTTTTGTAAAAGCAGATGATGTTGGTGGTACTTCAATAACATATGAAGGTGGTACAGTACATTCAGAATTTAGTGGATTTAAAATTATAACTTAGGAATTATTATGGCAGGAACATTAAAAGTCGGAACAATCACAACACCATCAGGCAGTGGTACTATTACTATTCCTAGTGGTGTGAGTATGACTGGACAAAACTATCCTTCTTTTAAAGTTTTAGCAACTAATGGAACAGCATATCCTACAGGCGCTTATACTAAATTTGTTTTTGGTACTGAATTGTGGGATACACATAATGCTTTTACA